AAAAAATAAAGGAATGATGGGTGGCGGTTACGTTAAACCTAAAAAGATGGGTCATGGTGGTATGGCGTATCGTGGTAGAAGCTACGCATACGGTGGCAGAGTTGCAAAGTATAAAGGCTAGTTAGTATGTCTAAACGACAGAAACCTATAGCACGTAATAAGAAAAACTATCGCGCTTCAGATAAAGGCGCAGGTATGACAGAAGCTGGTATTAAAGCACATCGTAGGGCAAATCCAGGTTCTAAGCTTAAAGGTGCTGTTACAGGGAAAGTTAAAGCTGGAAGTAAATCTGCTAAAAGACGTAAAAGTTTTTGTGCAAGATCTTTAGGACAAATGAAAAAGTTTCCCAAGGCTGCTAAAAATCCTAAAAGCAGATTACGGCAAGCACGTAAAAGATGGAAGTGTTAAAACATGAATTATCTAGAACTTGTAAATAGTGTTCTTACTGAACTTAATGAAATAGAATTAACAGCAGATACGTTTACTTCGTCTAGGGGCGTACAGTCTATGGTTAAAGGCGTAGTAAATAAAGCTATTAACGATATTTATAATTCAGAAATAGAATGGCCTTTTCTTATAGAGACACAAACAGATGATCTTATTGCAGGTACGCAAGAGTATAACTTTCCTTCAGATTTTAGAAAGATAGACTTTGATTCATTTATGTTACTTCCTAAAAATCTTATAAGAAACGGAACCTTTCTATCAAGTCTTTATAACTGGACGACAGTATCTGGAAGTCCTATTCGTGTTGATACAACAACGTTAGGTGCTACTGTCGCAGGAGCATTACAACTTAGTAGTGCAGAAGTTACACAATCTGTTCAAACAATTATTAACAAACAATACATAGTTCGTACTCGTACTTTTTCTAATGATGTTAATTTAAAAATAGGAACATCTTCAGGCGGTACGCAAAATCTCAGTAAAACTTTAAGTGTTGTAAACGCAGGTGATGGTGAATGGTTAACATCTCCATTTACAGCCACATCTACTACAACGTTTATTGGTCTTTCTGAAACAAGCGGTAGCGTAACAGAAATAGATACCATAGAAGTTGTAGAGAACGAACAACCACGTAAACTACAATACTTGTCTCACGATGAGTGGTTTGAAAGTTTTTCAGAAATAGATCTTAACCAGACTTCTAAGAATCAATTTGCAATGCCGTTATATATTTTTGAAACAAATGATGAAAAGTATGGCGTGTCCCCCGTACCAGACAGAGTACTAAGTGTAAACTATAAATATTATAAGACACATTCTGACCTATCAAGTCATACGGATGTACCTACATTACCTGTTCGTTTTCACGATACAGTTGTTAATCGTGCTAAGTATTACACGTACATGATGAGAGCTAACGTAGCAGGATCACAACTATCTGAAAAAGATTTCTTAACAGGTATTAAAAGAATGAGGGTAGAACTTTTAAACAAAAAGAATTACATGTATGCAAGTGGTTTAAAATCTTCAGGCAGGTTTTTAAAAGTTAATACATAAAGGAATAAAAATTGGCTCAAGTAACAGAACCAGAATATATATCCCCATACGTTGTTACGACATCAGGCGGTTTAGTTCTAGACAGGGATGTATATACAATGCCTGTAGGAGCTGCATCTGTTCTTCAAAACTTTGAACCTTCTGTTAAAGGTGGTTATCGTAGGCTAGACGGAACTGTTAAGTTTTCAAGCTTACAAGTAAATGGTTCCAACAAAGTAACAGGAGTTGCTGTATTTGGTAACGGTGTAATAGCAATATCTGGAACTGCAGTAAAATACGGAAGTGGAAGTTCTTGGGCTTCAGTTGCAACACAATCAGCTACACCTGTAAGACCACGATTTGAAAGATATAACTTCAACGGAACAGACAGCATTGTATGGATAGATGGTGCTAATGCACCTACAAGATGGACAGGATCTGGAAGTGCAACAGTATTAAATGCTTCTGGCGCACCTGCCGATGCAACTTCAGTATCCTCGTTTCAAAACCATCTATTCTATGCAGGTACATCTTCCGCACCTCAACAAGTACAGTTTACAGTTCCTTTTACGGAAACAGATTATACTGGAAGCGGATCAGGAAATATAAAAGTAGATACAGAAATTGTAGCCCTAAAGTCATTTCGTGATGATCTCATTATATTCGGTAAAGACAGAATATACAAACTATCGGGAAGTTCTAGTGCAAACTTTGCAATAACACCTATCTCTCGTAACATTGGTTGTAGTGATGGCAACAGTGTTCAGGAAATAGGCGGTGACATTATATTTTTAGCACCTGACGGTTTAAGAACAATCGCTGGTACAGCTAGAATTGGTGACGTTGAATTAGGAACAGTTTCTAAACAAATACAGGAAAGGATTAACAGTGTTGGATTTGATAATATTTCTTCTCTTGTTATAAGACGTAAAAGTCAATACAGGCTTTTCTATCCTACTACTGGTGGTACAGAAGCAGGAGCGTATGGCATAATAGGCGTTATTAAGTCAAACCCCCAAGGACAAATTGGTTGGGAATACGCTGACATGAAGGGTATTAAGGTTGCTTCTTGTGATTCTGATTTTGTAGGAAATACTGAAACAGTTGTACATGGTGGCTTTGATGGATTTGTGTACCAACAAGAAAGTGGTAATACGTTTGCAGGTACAAACATAAATGCAATATATCGATCTCCTGATCTTACGATGGGAGATGCAGGTATACGTAAAGTTATGCAACGTATTAATTTAAACTTTGATACAGAGGGATCTGTAAACGCTTCATTGTTTGTAAAATATGATTTTGAAGATACCAGTGTTCCACAACCTGCAGCATACTCTTTAACAACTCAGAGTTCAGCAGCTGTGTACGGTTCAGGCACATACGGTACATCAGCATACGGTGCAAGAGGTATTCCGATTGTAAGACAAAGTGTAGAGGGAAGTGGGTTTACGGTTGTAATACGAGTAGAAGATTCATCGTCCAACCCACCGATAAATTTGAAAGGTTTTGAGTTAGAGTTTACTCCAGGAGCTAGAATGTAATGACAGGTTATTCCGCAAGACAAAGTTCATATACCACAGGTGATACAATTAATGCGTCAGATTCTAATAATGAATTTGATGCCATTGTAACAGCTTTTGGTACAAGTGGACACAATCACGATGGCACTGCTGGTAATGGTGGTGCGTTATCTAAATTAACAGGTAGTAATTCTATCACAATAGGTGCTGCAACAGCAGGTACTGATATTACCGTAACGTTTGATGGAGAAACAAACGATGGTGTATTGTTGTGGATGGAAGACGAGGATCATTTTAAATACAACGATGACATACTGTTAATAGACGATAAAAATATTATCTTTGGATCAGATTCTAATGTTCTTATAGGTTACGATGAGTCTGCTTCAGATTCGTTACGTATTAAAGCAACAGAGGGAGCAGGGTTAGCTATTACTCTTTGTGCAGATGAAGGTGACGATGCAGGTGATGAGTGGAAATTAAACATTGCAGATGGTGGTGTACTTACACTAGGTAACGATATAAATAGTGCAGGTACGTATGTAACTCACATGACGATGACACCTAACTCAACAGTTGCTAATTCTACTGTTGCTTTTGCAGGTGGTGTGACAGTAGCTGGTGATCTTACTGTTACAGGTGATGATCTTACAATGGGTACAAATACCAGCGGTCATATAATGGTCGCTGATGGTACAAACTTTAATCCAGTAGCTGTATCAGGTGACGTTACTATGTCTTCAGGAGGTGCTATTACTATTGCTAGCGGTGCAGTAGAGAACGCCATGTTAGCTGATGATGCAGTAGGTGCAGATGAGTTAGCGTCTAACGCTGTAGTAAATGCAAGTGTAGCATCAGACGCTGCAATAGCAATTAGTAAAACAGCTTTGGTTGCTGGAACTAACATTACTTTATCTACAAACACTCTTAATGTAGACGATGCTTTTCTTGTTAATAACGGAGATGATGCAACTAGCGGAGTAATTACCTCTGCAGGTTATAAGGCTAATCTGGCAGATGGTGCTGGTGATGTATCTGTTGCTTTCCAACAGGGGGGTACAACAGGGTATGTCATGGGTATTGATGACTCTGACGGTAACAAATTTAAAATACATTCTTCAACAGCACTTGCAGATACAAGTGACTTTGAAATGGATTCTTCAGGAAATGTAACTATTGCTGGATCTGTAACGTTAACTACTGATCTTACTGTACCGAATGGAGGAACAGGAGCTTCTACCTTTACAGACGGTGGTATCTTATTAGGATCAGGAACTGGCGCAATTACTGCTATGGCGGTATTAGGCGATGGAGAGATGATTGTTGGAGATGGAACAACAGACCCTGTAGCTGAAAGTGGAGCTACACTGCGTACCTCTATAGGTCTTGGGTCTATTGCTACTCAAGCTTCTAACTCCGTAAGTATTACAGGAGGATCAATAACAGGTATTACTGATTTAACAGTAGCTGATGGTGGTACTGGAGCATCCAGCTTAACAGACGGTGGAGTACTTTTAGGATCAGGCACAGGAGCTATTACAGCAATGGCTGTACTAGGTGACGGTGAGATGATCGTAGGTGACGGTACAACTGACCCAGTTGCAGAAAGTGGAGCTACGTTGAGAACCTCTATAGGTCTTGGTACAATGGCTGTGGTTAACACTAACGCAGTACCAGCACAGACCCTAGCAGGTGCTGTTACAGGTGCAGATCAAACTGTATCAGCAATTAACCTTAAAGATTATGGAGAAATAACAAATGCTATTGGAGCTA